CGCTTCTCCGGAAAGGGTGAAGGTCCCGTCGGCGGCGATGAGCGTTCGACCGTAACCAAGCCCCGCCGACTCGCCGGAAAGGCTGAAACTGCCATCGGCGGCCGAGAGGGTCCGCCCGTAGCCGAGCGTCGCGGCGTCGCCGGTCAGAAGGAAACTCCCCTGCCCTGCGCCGAGATTGCGGCCGACGGAAAGGTCCGTGGAGGGCGACGGGCCGGAGGGCGAAGGACTGGAGGGCGCATCGGTCAGCGTCCCGGTGATGGTGAAGTCGCCGCCGGTCCCGAGGTTGGTGGCGAAGGTCGAGGCCGCAGCCGATGGCGCGCGGATGAATTGCCACAGCGGCGAGCCATAGGCGGCGATGGCGAGCGCGGGATCGACCGGCGTATTGTCTGCGGCGACGAAGTTGCGGCGGTCTGAAACGTCGATCGTGCCGTCGGCCTGGACGATGGCTGCGCCGCTGTAGAACTGATAATCCGCCGCGTATTGACTATAGAGAACCGGGTAATCGGTAGTCGCGTCGGGGACACCGATGTCCTGGCCGCTGAGAATTTGAGTAAAGGCGGCTCCCGTATCCTCGACGCCGGTGATCGCCACCTGAACATCGTCGAGGTAAAGGGCGATGCGCTTCGATCCGGCGGCGAAGTTCAGGCTCGCCGAGAATACCAGGCTGTGCCAGTTGGCGTCGAACGGCCAGACCCCGGCGGCCGAGTCCCAACTGACGAAGGAGGAGCCGTCCGCGTTTTGCAGATACCCGCTGATCTGGCCGTTGGTTTCGAGAAAGAAGCCGGCCTCGAACCCGACGGGGTTGATGTCCCAGAGGATCGTGACCGGCGAGTTTGGGATGGCGTTGCTAGAGATCAGCACCCAGCCAGTAGCGATGATCTCCGACGAGTCCGTCGCCGTCAGGGAGGCGGTCTCCAGGAACGTCGCCCCGTCGAGCGCCACCGCCCCGGTGGTGTAGCCGCCCCCGCCACCGCCGCCCGAACCTCCAGTCAGCGCGAACACGCCTTGGTCAGCCGTGAAGGCCAGCGTGAGGGGAAACGAAGCGTCCTCGCCAGCGAGGATAAAAGAGCCTTGGGCGGCGGAGAGCGTCCGACCAGAGTTGAGAATCGCGCCCTCTCCGGTAAGGGCGAAGGCGCCCTGGCCAGCCGCGAAGACCCGTGAGCGCGGGAACGACGCCGCCTCTCCGGTGAGGGTGAACCCTCCCTGCGCGGCCGAGAGCGTCCGACCATGGCCGACGGCCGCCGCTTCTCCAGTCAGCGCGAAAGCGCCCTGGCCAGCCGCGAAGACCCGTGTGCGCGGGAACGACGCCGCCTCCCCGGTGAGCGCGAAAGCACCCTGGGCGGCGGAGACGACGCGGCCGGCGGAAAGCACCGCGTTCGGAGTGACGGCGCCATTGAGGGCGAACGACCCCTCGGCGGCGGTGAGAGTGTAGTTGGTCGCTCCCGCCGCCGCTTCGAAACTGGAGACATTGATCCAGCAGGAAACTGAGGCGCTGGGGACGGGATTGTAGGTGACGCTGCCCGTGCTGGAAACGATCGCGTAGGCGACATGCAAGAGATCGCCGGTGGCGACGTTTGCTATTTGGGTGAAGGCCCCCGGCTCGGTGAACGTGCGCCCGGCGCCGGAATTGACCCCTACGACGCCAAAGATGATCTGGTTGGCGGTGGCCAGGGTTCCGGTCGAGATCGAGGGGGTCGTCGTCGTGCTGTTGACCCCGGCGCCCTGAATGTTGGAGGGACTGGCGCCGATCCCCGAGGTGGCGATGGCGACGACAATGCCGGAGTGCGAGCTCGCAAAAGTGACGGTGATCGTGCCGCCCAGAGGCAGGTCGTTAGCGAGGACGCTCCAGAATTCCTTGACCTGCTTGAACGTCGGGGTGGCGGCGGCGAGATCATAACCCGCGGTCCAGGTGTTGCCGGCGCTGTCGGCAATGGTGATTGCGGACGCGCCGGCCTCGAGGACGAACACCGTGAGCAGGGTCCCGACCGGCGCATCCGCCCCCGTGGTAACGACGAGGGTAGTGACGCCGGTCGATGACGAGGCCGTCCCTAGAAGGACAGGCGTTCCGATCGCCATGGGTTAGGCGATCTGCAGCACGCCGTTCGTGGCATCCGGCGTCCAGGTGAAGGTGTCACCGGAATTGAGCGTCACCGCCGAGCCGTAGTCCCACCAGCCGATCAGGGGATGGTTGGGCGAGGTCTGGGTGGAATTGTAGAGGACCGCATAGCGGAAGGGACCGATGGTCCCGCCCGAGGCGGTGAAGACGACGTTGCCCAGGATGAGTTTGTCGGTCCCGGAGGTCTGGGTATCCGAGGTGGTCGAGGCCGCCGTTCCGCCTGCGGAATAGCCGTTGCCGGCGGAGATCTCGGTGAGGTCGGCCAGGACCGCGTTCGCCCCGGTCGGCGCGGTGTTGGTCAGCATCACCTTGAGGGTGTCGGACCCGAGGTTATGCTTTCCGTTCGCGAGATCCTGAACGAACTGGTTGAATTTGTTGAAGGCGGCCATGGGTGAAGATCCTCGCGGTTAGGGAACGGCCGTGGTCGGCGCGATCGGCTTGTTGAGCGAATTGCCCGCAGGCGCGGTGGCGAAGAACTTGGCCGCCAGGTCGGCGTAGCGCGGGGCGACGTTGCCGGTGAGGACGAGGCCGGTGTCGTTCTTCGACGAATAGATGATCCGCGAGAGATAATCCGTGAATGAAATCACGGTGTTGCCAGTGAGCGTCAGGCCATCGACGCCGTTGACCGCGATCCCGTTGGCGCCGGCGCCCACGGCCGTATTGCCGGAGACCGTCATCCGGGTCCACCGGCCGCCGGTCGCGGTGACGAAGATCGTCTGCGTCGCCGAGCCGGTTCCCCGGTCATAGCGGTTGTTCAGCACCTTCACGTCATGGAAGCCGGCCGCGTATCCCGTGGTCCAAAGTTGGATGCAGTCGGGATGGTCGACGTCGACCTTTTCACCGTCGGGGTGGTTGGAGAAGCAGCGGTTGTTCCTGATCACCAGATCGCTCGAGCCGCCGCGGTAGCAATCGTCGCGGTTGTCGTGGCACCGATTGGCGGCGATCGTGACGAAATCGTCCTGCCAGTGGGCGAAGGCGTTGTGCATGTGCGAGAAGTCGTTGATGGTCACGGTGACGTGGGTGGAATTGCGGATCAGAAGGCCGCTGCCCTCGGTCGCCAGGGTCCCGCCGTGGTCGCTCGTGAAGACGTTCCGATTGAAGGCGACCCGGTCGGAATTGCTGACCGAATAGGCGATGCTGAGTTCGGCGTTGCGCCCGAGTTGCTGGCCTACGGGGTCGGCCGGGCCGCTGTAGAGCGGGCGCTGCCAACGCAGGGAGTCGAAGGTGATCCCGGCGCTATCGGTCATCGACAGATCCCGGATGATCGCCGGATGGGTCGGGTCGGCCGAGGTGACGACGATCCCCTTGGCGAACTTCAGGCCCTTGAGATTGTTGCCGGAAAACGTCCCGCTCAACTTGACCGTATCGCCATCGTGGGCGGCGGCGAGCTTCTGGGCGAGGGTCGGCTGCGAACCGCCTCCGGGAAGCGCCGCAGTCAGTTGGGCGAAAATGGCGCCGAAGGGCGCGGAAGCGATCGTCGAGGCGAGCAGGATGGCACGAAGCATTGATTATCCCTCTGACCGTGCATTTTCATCTAACGGTTGACTCATAGCCTGCGTCGAGTCGGTCGTCAAACGGATCAGCGCGTGCCGACGATCGCGAAGTCCATCAGCCCTTTCATCCCGTTCAGATTGCCGGGCGGCACGATCGTAATCGCAACCCCGCTGGCGACTGCCTGGGTCGAGGCGAAGGTGAAGGTCGCCGTGGTCGAGGAGGCCGCAAAGGTCATCGAACCGACGTTCGTCCCGCCGACCAGGGTGTCATTGACGATCGTTCCGCCGATCCAGATTCCAAAGACGGTGGTCGAGGTCGGCGCGCCATCGACCTCGGCCCGGGCGTTGGGCAGCCCGGCCGGAAGCGACCAGGCGATCCCTTGGTCGAAGCGGCAGAAGGGAACCGAAGGCGTCAGGGCCTCGGCGCGGCGGCTATAGGCGAATCCGAACGGCTGGGGGCCGGCCGAAAGCGCGCCGGTCGTCACCGGACCATAGGCCTGCGCGGTCGAGAGGATCGCCCCAGCCTCGCCATAGGCGGTCTGATAGGACAGTTCGACGTCATAGGCGGTGAGCGGGGCGAGGCCGGTCAGGGTGGTCGTGATCGGCTCGTCGCCGAGTGGAATCAGCGGGTTCGAAAGCCAGGTCGTATCGACGTGGCGCTTGTAGGTGATCGCCAGGCCCTCGGCGGCGGGATTGTCGCTGGGCGCGCCGGTCACTTGGATCGCCGGGATCGAGGCGCCCGCGCCGTCGATGATGCTGGTCCCCGTCACCGTCCAATCGGCGAGGACGGGAGCGACGACCGGCGAAGGCGGGGGCCCGGCAACCGGCGGTGTCGGCGGCGGCGGGGCGCCGCTGGTTCCCGGCAGGCCGGTCACATGCAGGGTGTAGCCATGGAGCGAGTCCAGGCCGTCGCGGCTCGAGGAGACGGTGACGTAGATCTCGCTGTAATGAGCGAAGTCGGAAACTGGGAGCGTCAGGCCGGCGTCGGTCCAGAGCCCGGTCTGCTGGTAAATGAGCGTTCCGCCGCTATCCTTGACCGTGACGACGGTCCCCTGGCGATACTCCGGCGTGACCGGCGCGTCGGTCCAGAGAACGACGTGGCCCTCCTCGAGGGTCCGGTTGCGGGTCGCCCAGGTGATCGCGAGCGTCGTCGCCACGCCGATCGCCACGTCGCCGAAGCCGACGCCGTTGATCTGGACATTGGCCGGCCGCAGCGGGAGCCAGGGCCGCGCGCTCAGGGTCGCGCTCACCAGCGGCGCGGCGGAGATGTCGAGGGTCCCCTGCGAGGTCTTGGTGAGCAGTTTGTAATCGGCGCTCTCGCCGGCCGCCCAACTGGTTTGGGTATCGATGACGTTGGCCCCCGAGGAGAGCGCCCAGACCGGCGTTGCGATCGCCCAGGCGGTCGGGACGGTGTCGAGAACCCCGCGGCCGATGGTCCAGTTGGTCCCGTCGAAGGAGATCACCGAGGCGATCTCGAAGTCGCCGTCGGTATTGCCGATGAAAAGCAGGCCGCCGACGATCGGGCCCTTGCCCTTGTTGCCGAAGATCGCGTCGGGGAGCAGACTCTGGGCCTCCGCCGCCAGGGCGACGGCGAGGACCCCGCGGCCGGTGACGCTCTTGTTGCCGACGCTGGTGAAGGAGCCCCCGCTGTCGGCCATCAGGACGAAGCCGGAGGCGTTGGCGTTGGCGGCGCTGCCGAGCGCGCCGGCGGCGACCTCGGGATAGGTCCCGGTGAGGCCCGCGAGGTTGGCGAGGAAGGACGGGACGGTGAAGATCACCGATTGCGCGAGCGGCGCGGGCTCGGTCCCGACCGGCGCCGAGGCCGAGACCGGTCCGGGAACCACCGAGGCGCTGAGCGGCAGGGAGAAGATGTCTTCCACCGCCGTCACCTTGACGTGCGGATCGCCGGCCTTGCCGTAGTCCACCGTTCCGATCCGGACGATCAGGTCCGAGAGCCGATATTCCGGCCAGTTGACCTTGACCAGGTCGCCGGGCTTGCTGTCCCAGGCCGAGCGGTCGACCGCCAGTTCGACCGAGCGCAGGGGGGCCGAGGCGGTGCGCAGATCGCGCATCCCAAGTTGGGTCGCCAGGGCGCTCGTGCGAACGCCATAGAAGTTCCGGCTGTCGCTGACGACGCCGCCCTGCACCGCGATATTGCCGAGGTCCTGAACCGTGATCGTCTCGCGGGCCTCGTTGATCGGGTTGGTCCAGGTGACGTCGATCTGGTTGACCGTCTCACCCCAGAGTTTGCGCTGGTAGTTGGTGAGAGTGGCGTTGTCGGGCGAATAGACCGGCAGGGTCGAGGGATCATAGTCGTTGCGGACGAGCTTCAGGTTCCACAGGCCGGTCGCCGGGTCGAGGAACAGCACGCCCTGGATCTGGCCGAGGATCTCGTTGACGAAGTCCTCGATCGTCGACTGGTCGGTCCAGGCGAGCGAGAGGCCGAGGCCCTCGTTGTAGAGCGTTTGGGCGGCCGCGGCGAAGCTGGCGACGTTGATCACCCCGACCGAGGCGCCCATCCCCTGTTCGAGGTCGGTCATTACCTCGTAAATAATGTGCGCCGGATTGGCGAGATTGACCGTCAGGGTCCCGGTCGTGACGGTGTCGCTCGTGTCGATGGTGATCGGCGGGGTCTGCCCGGTGAGGAACTGGGTCGTGGTCACATAGTTGGTCCCGTCGGACTCGATCTCGGTGTGGGTGACGGTGGTCACGTCGATGCTCGAGGTCAGCATCGCGATCGTCGGATCGAGCCCCTTGGGCGCGCGCTTGACCCGGACCGAGACGTTCTGGGCGACCACGGGATTGTTGGCCGACCATTTGAAGCCCGCCGTCCCGCCGCTGTCGCCGACGAAAAAGACCGTCGCCAGTTCGCGAAACGCGGGACAGGCCGAGGCGGCGAGGCCCAGGCGCGAGGCAAGCTCGCCCGGCATCACCTGGGCGACGTCGCCCGGCAGATAGAAGGCCCTCCCCTGGAGGCCCCCGCCTAGTCCCTCGCCGCCGTTGAAATCCGGAAGGTTGATCGGGATCGTGGTCAGGGTCGTATAACTCCCCTCCCAGACCTTTTTCTTGTCGATATAGATCCCAGTGATCGCATCGGCGCGGGTCGAGACGCCCAGATGCAGGCTCATGTAATAGTCGGTGACGAGTTGGCCGCCGCCTTTGGCTCCTGCAGCCATGGCTCAGGCCCCCGCGCCCGCTTCGGCTTCGAGCCGAGCGAGGATTTTCAGGGCGAAGGCGTCGCCAGTGGCGCGCAGAACCTCGGAGTCGATCCCGTCGGTCAGATAGGCGACGAAGTCCAGGCCGTGGCACTGGGCCCACCGCCGCTGGCCCTTGACGCAGTAGCCGACGCGCCTGGCGTCTTCCATCCGGACCCTCACTTCTTGCCCCCATACAGGTGCGTGTCCTGGCTGACGTCGCCGCACCAGAGGACGTTCGTGGCGTCGATGACGATCTCGCCGAAGACCCAGGGGATCGGCTTGCTGGCGTCCGAGGTCGGGGTCTGTTCCTTGGCGATCTGCGGCGGCGGCCCATGCGGCATGAGCAGAAAGGCGACGATCTCCAGCGCCACCGAGATCAGAAGTTGGATGAGGAAGGGCATCGCTGCTGCGCCTAGAAGAAGTTATTGGTGACGCCGACGGGATTCTTCTCGGGAATCCACGGCTGGCCGCCAAAGTTCTGAATGTTGTTGTGCAGGGTGCAGCCGCTCATCTGGTGGTTGCAGCCGAGCGCCATGGTGATCGGACCGCCGACGACCAGCGTCTCGGCGTCGCCCGAGAGCAGGACCTGGTTCGAGCCGCTGACGACATCGATGACGGTGCGGGTCTCGGCGCGGCCGTCGGCGCTCGTCCATTCGGCGAGACCGCCAATGAAATCGGTCGGGACCTGGATACCGAACCAGCCGGTCGGCAGAGTGACCGTGGCCCCGCTCACCGCGGCGACGGTGACGCTGAGCGACGCCGAGGGCTTATCCGCGAGGCATTGCTGCCCGTAGAGGACATAAGGGCAACCGTAGCCGTAGCGGCGGCGCAGACCCATCCGGCGCATCGAAGTCGAGACCGGTTCGCAGGTGAACTCCGCCTCATTGGCCGAGGTGCGCAGCGCGATCACGCGACCGGTCCAGAAGGTCTTGAAATCGCCGTTGTCGACGTGGCCGCCGAAGATCGTCACATTGACCACTTGCGAGGGCGGGAAGACGTCGAAGAACTCGGCGAGCGCGGCGTCCTTGGGTAGCCGGATCGTCAGTTGCGCCTTGTCGAGCGTCCCCGAGGCCTTGGGCGAGTCCCGATCGCTCGGGATCGGCTGGTAGGTGACGCCGTTGAACGTGACCGGGACCTCGCCGTCGGTGTAGGCGAAATAGTCGTTGATCCCGTCGCCATAGGTGAACAGCAGCAGCCCGATCGGCGCGCCGAGGGTGCGACTGGTCTCCTGAACCTCGAAGGTCATCGCGTCCTCATTCGGCCGGGAGATCCTCGAGAGTCTCTACCATCAGTTGATTTTGCGCAACTGAATCGGTCAGCCATTCGGTGGTCATCAGATCGCTCGAATGGCGCCAGACCGGCATCCAGGAGATCATCGCCACGTCGGCGGGGTCGATGGCGATGGTGATCGGCGCGGCCAGTTCGACCAGGGTGTCGTTGCCGCCGCCGTCGCTGATGGCGATAATCGAGATGACCTTGGCGAAGATCATCGTCTCGTCGTTCAGCAGGATCATCACCGCGCGAAAGACGGTGTCGGTGGAATAGGTGTTGAAGACGTCGAGGCCGGCGATGCGGAAATTGGTCGCGCCGGCGACGATCGCATCCTTGAGCGGGAGATCGGGCTCGAAGGTCGGCATGTAGAACTCGCCGCGCTGCCCCTTGCCGCGTTCGAAGATTTGCTCGATCGCCTCCATCTCGGCGTTGGTCTTGCCGACGTAGGTCGCCTGGAGGGTGCGGGTCGCGAAGGTGATCGGTCGGTAGTGAGTGACGAGGCCCTGGCCATAGTCGAGGGTCTCATAGGGTCCCTGGAACTTGCCGGTGATCGTCTGGCCCCAGTCGGGCTTCGCCAGGACGACCTCGCGGCCGTTCCAGATGAGCGGCGCGGGCGGCGGCGCGATCCCCAGTTCGGAAGCCGGATCGACGTCGAACTGGATAGCGAAGGTCGCCGCCTCGTTGGTATTGCGATCGCTGGTGAGTTCGGTCTTCAGGAAGCCTTTGACCGAGGCGCAGATCTGGCTTCCGACGGGGAAGTCGAGCGGCATCACCTGGGCGAAGGTGACGACGGTTCCGGCGATCGAGGCGACGTTGGCGAGGGTCTGGTCGGCCCCGTTGCGGATCGCCACGCCCGCGCCTACGGCCAGCCAGGAGGGCGGTGTGATCCCGACATCGACGCTCGAGGCGCCCATGGCCAGGTCGGCGACCGTCGCCACCTTGCGCGTCGTGTCGGTCAGCAGAGCGGCGGTCGCCTGGGCGCGGATGAGGAAATTCTGGAAGGTCGGAAGTTGCGCGCCATAGACCAGGATCGAGAAGTCGAAGGTCTTGCGCGGCGTGAATCGAAGCGCGCGGCGCTGTTCCTTGCCCGAGCGCGAGGTGATGATGTCGGTCTTGAACTCGCGGGAAATCTTGAAGATTTTCGACCAGTCGGGATCGAAGGGCAGGCTCGCCCCGCGCAGTCCCTGGATGAAGAGACCGACGGTCTCGGGGGTGTCGAAGCCGAAGGGGATATTGCCGGCGATCTGGGGAGAGCCCACGGCCTCGGCGGTGACGTTGATGGCGAGGACAACCAGGGCGCCAATGGTCACGGGCAGGCTGAGCGATCCGAGGTCGACGCCCGAGCCGGCCGGCGGCGGCGCGGTCAGCAGGGTGCGGGGGACGAAATAGGCGTTCCAGACCAGCAGTTGGACGGTGGAAGCGCCGTCGATGGTCCCGAAGTCGATCTGCGGCGGGATCAGATAGATGCGGTTGTAGAAGTCGTCGACGAACTCGGTGAGGCGATAGCCGGTCTCGGCGATCGAGCGGGTTGCGATCTGGCGATTGTTGGTGAAGGCGCCGGCCAGGATCGCCGCGCCGTCCAGCGCGACGAAGGGATGGACCGCGCTCGTGCGGTCGAGCGAGCGGGCGGCGGTGGCGGGAAGGTCGCCCCATTGCGCCTCGACCGGATCGCCGAGAATGAAGCCGGTGAAACTCGGCATTTCAGTTTGATTGGTAGGCCAGGCCGACGAGACCGCTGGTCTCGCCCGAGACCTGTTGCGAGGCGTTCACCGGAACCGAGAGCAGGGTGGACTTGGCGAACTGCGGAACGACCAGCCATTGGCTGGAGCCGATGGTGATGGTGGACTCCGGATCGACCCCGTCCAATGAGATCAGGCGCACGCCCGGCGGCCGCCCGATCGCGCTCATATTGTCGCCGGTGCGGCCGGCATAGAGATTGATCGGGGTCAGGACCTTGACCGAGGCGAAGGTGTTTTCGCCGATCCCGACGTAGGCGTCATTGAC